AAAATAACTAAATTTATTTTTTATTAGATTCATTCTATATTTTAAGTTTAGTTCTCTATGTCTTTTTTCAATTTCATTTGTTGTTTCTAGACCACGATTACCTCTATGTATATACTTGTGTCCCGGATAATCATGGGAAAATCCGTCTACAATATCAATTTCGTGATCATCACCTAATGCAGCAACTAAATGAGAGCCAACAAACCCTAAACCGCCAGTAACTAGTATTCTCATAATACTTCTGCTATTCTGTCTAGTTCTGACTGCTCAAGATATTGATGACAAGGTAGATGCACTAGATTTTTAGTAAATCTTTCTACATTTGGAAGATGTTGATTGCTATTGTAAAAAGAGTATGTATTTAGAGGTTGTTTAAACATCGTTCTAGCTAGGCATTTTATAGAGTGTAGCTTATTCATTACGTCATCAACTTCGTCAAACGGTACAAACATTGAATACCTTTCCCAAATATAGTTTTTTCCAACTATACTTTTATAGGGAAGATTGTTAACATACCAAGTAGCAATCTGTCTTCGACGCTTACGATACTCAAATCGTTCAAAAAGCTCTAACTCCTTCAAAAGAACGGCACAAGAGGTATTATCTAAGAAACTCTTTGTTCCAATACCTACAACTTCTTTTTGTTTATTAGTGCCGTGTGCTTGAAGTTTGTAGATTGTATCAGCTAACTCAGCATGACGAGTAGCAAGTGCGCCTCCAGAACCTAGACAGCCAGGACTTTTTGTAAAATCAAATGAGTAGCATACCACATCAGATGAGTGTCCTGGTTTGTAATCATAAGGTTCGCCCATATAAAAAGCTGGAGCTGCATCTTCTATAATCTTTGTACCGTGTTTTTGACACACTTCTTCTATCTTTGATACGTCAACTATCACACCAAAGTTGTGTACAATAATAACTGCAGCAGGTCTAGTGTCTTCTATTCTTTGGGAAAGTTCATCTAGGTCAACATTGCCTGTCACATCAACATCACAAAACTCTAAGTGACGACCTGTAATGATTGGAGCATTAGAAAACGCTCGCCAACCGTAGGCAGGCACTATAATAGTATCTCCTCGATTAGTAAGGCTTTCTATTGCTATTTGTAAGGAATCTGTACAACAATCAGTAAACATCCAATAAGGAAGTCCTGAATAGGTATGACATTTTAAGGCTAGTTCTTGTTGGATAGGAGCCATATCTCTACCATCTTCAGCTTGAAAAGGATAGTCCATAGCATCATTTATGGCTCTTAGGTATTCAACTCGATGTCTGTCTAGTCTTTGTCTGTGAGGAATAAATGCAATGGCTTTTGGCATCACCCGCCAACATAAGGTCTAATCCACTCAACAGCTTCATTGTGCTGAAGCTTTGCGTGTCGGGCTTTCATTCTGCCGCCGTTTTTAAATATAATGATTGCAGGAACTCTGTCAGCATACTTTCCGTATAGGTTTAGTCTTGAATCATCTGAATTTACATTCTCAACTGTTACGTGAGAAAATGCATTAGTGATTGCTTGACCCTGCTGAGTCATGTATTCTTGTTGTGTTGAATCAGATTCATCAGCAAACAAGATAACGTTATATGTGGCCATTTTGTCTGTCTCTCAGTTCGTCAATCTCTTGCATCATTTGTTCTACCATTGTTCTTAGTTCAGATATTTCTTGATGCAGGTATCTAATGTCGCCTCCTAGATCAGATGCGACCTCTCGAATTGAAGATTGCAAGTCTTTCGCTTCCATGCGAACGTATTTTTCAGTTGCATACATGTCTTTATTTTACTATAATCTATTTAACAGTCAAGAAAATAATGACTTATACCAATAACACATAACAAGGAATGACAATGCACAAACGTCCTTCACTACCAGAAGCAAAAACCTTTCTCGCACAACACGCGCCTGATATTATGGAAGAGTATGACACTCTTAAGTCTACTCATGGCGAGTTTTTTGCTGGTCGATATATCATTGACATCGTAGATCACTATAACCACTTAAACAATATTGGAGTTGTAAATGGCTAAAGCCAAAGCTGTATTTGGATCAAACATTGGGTATTCAACTTGGAGTTTTATGCGCACACTACGTGAAGCAGAAAATGTCGCACGCTGGAATCCTTGGAAAGCTCACGAATGGATGAGTGAAGCTAGAGACATGGTTGACTTTACTTCACCGTTTTACGATGAGTATGACAAAACAGTTGACCGTATCAACGCTCTTTGGAAATCAATGGAAAAGCAAACTTGGTACAATCAAAAAGATTTTTGGAAAAAGAACAACGTATTCACCCCACCGATGCAACTCCTTCACATTTCAGATGATTTTTGATCTTAAAATTTTCTGTTTGCATCTTCGTTTATTATATGCTATTTATTAGAGGTTAAAATGTTTTTTAAACTGACATCACGCAACCCATACAGGGATCTAGTTCGGAACGCACGTCGCATCAGCATTGCTGAACTTTCAAACAAAGAGAAAAGCGAAGCTTTTCAAGAGTTGTGGACACTACTTCAACCGAAGTTGAAGGAAAACCAGCAGCTTTTGAACCAAGAAGCTTCATATGCAAAGCGTTGTGTACACTGGAACCAACTGAACATCCCTTCAATCAGCCCTGTCACAAATGTAAAAAATCCTTGGCTCAGATTCAAACGTGAGTTTGAGGCAGCCTTAGCCGCACCTCAAGATATCCAGTGGAGAAGTGTGTCTACTTCTCTGTCATGGTTATACGCTCATCCTCACAAGGAGGATTGGATTGAATAGGAAGACCAGTGAACCAATCACAAGTAACACAACTCGTAAGGCGCATTGTCACAGGCATGCCAATAGAAGTGTTTGATGAAGAAACTCAAGAAGTTTGGGAAAACGATCTTTGGGAGCTAGTACACCTACGACCGAAGGGAGACTTCGCTGGTACGCGCTATGTTGGTTCTGCTAACATGATAGCCGCACTAAATATGATACATCAAAAGCTGTTAATAAGGGCTTCAGCAAATGATGACTGTTCAGATCTTTCTCATAAAATGTTCTACAAAGCATTAGAAGAGTTAGAAGATGAAAAGGTGATTAGAAAAAAGCCCGAATATGTCCGATCAACATTTAAAATTGTATGAGGTTAAAATGGAAAAAGTACTTCAAGATGAAGTAAAACATGAGATTAGCAAAATTGTAGATCTTATGATTCAAGGAGATTCTATTCGTGAATCTATCGCATCTCTTAAAAAAGATATTAAAACTGAGTATGCCATCCCTGTTGCAACTATTACTAAAGTTGCTACTATTCTTCGTAAACAAAATCTTGCTGAAGAAGAAGAAAAATGGGAAGAAATCAAAGAATGGGTAGATGTCTGCTCCTGATTTTATACATCCTGATTGGCAAGACTGTATAAACATTTCAAACAACATTCTTGTACAAAAACACGCCGAGTCTTTTCTTCAGTTGATAAAGGCTCGGTCTTTTTTTGATGAAGCCCACCAAGGCAGACGAGTCGCAAAAATCAATAATAAGACTGCTATTTTATTGAGTGCTGGTGATTCGTATGGCTGGCACTCAGACTCTTTTTCATTTGAAAATAGACAACTTACTAATCCAAGACCTAACAGGTTTTGGACTCATATTATATATCTTACCGAAGGAAAACCCTTAGAGATTGGAAACTGGAATCCTACTGGTGACTTACTAGAAGACTTTAGTTATCCAAAACCATCTGAGGTATTAGCCACAATTTATCCAATGCCAGGAAAAACAATAACTTTTCCTTGTTTTATGGTACATAGAATCCAACCCACCATTGATAATGACCGCTGGACTTTTGTTGACTTTGTAAGAACTATGAACTATAATAATATTAATTCGACAGAGTACAGTAACTTAGCAAAAAGGTATTTTAATGAACATTTTAGGAGTGAGCTGTTATCATCATGATGCTGCAGCCGCATCTTTACGTGATGGTCGCATTTTGGGTGCTTCTCACAATGAAAGGTTTACACGTAAAAAGCACGATCCAAAGTTTCCTGTTGAAACTATCAATTGGTTAAGAGATAGCTATAATGATTGGGACTTTGCTGTTTTTCACGAAGAGTCTACTTACTCTGATTTTAAATCAGACTTAAAGAAGATTACTACTGCCCAGCCTGTATTGGTTGATCATCATGAAGCACATGCTATGAGTTCGATTCTTACCACCGATTGGACTGAGTGCGCAGTTATGGTGATTGATACTGTAGGTGGTAAATATTCCACTTCGTTAGGAGTTTATGAGAATGGCAAAATTCACTGGATTAAAAGATTTCGTTATCCAAATTCTCTTGGTCTTTTCTATAGCAGCGCTACTCGTTTGCTTGGTTTTGAGCCTCTCTCCGGAGAATCGCAAGTTATGGCTGCCGCAGGATACGGTACTCCTAAATGGCATCAACTTATAAAAGACAAGTTTATCAATGTAGAAGATGGTGACTATACCTTACTTCATAACCATGAGAGAGGTGTTGGGTTTGGCGTATTAGACTGGGATATAGCCGCGTCTGTTCAATCAGTGTTTACTGAAGTTGCTTTCAATCTTGCTGATTGGTTATATCGAGAGACGGGTAAAACTAACTTAGCATATTCTGGAGGCTGTGCACTTAACTGTGTTACAAATGCTCACATCGCTAGATACTCCGCTTTTAACAATATCGCTATCCAACCTGCTTCTGGCGATGCAGGATGTTCTCTAGGTGGAGCAGCCTTGATAGAAAGACCTTCTTGGGAAAATCCATATCTTGGTTTTGAAGACACTAACTACATTACGGCAGAGGACGCAGCCCAAAGAATCATCAGAGGCGAAATAGTTCCCATAGTTCATGGTAGAGCTGAGTTCGGTCCTCGTGCACTAGGAAATCGAAGTATTTTATGTGCTCCGACTGACGAAAACATAAAAAGACTAAATAAAGTCAAAGGTAGAGCTGATGATTCTTGGAGACCTTATGCTCCTGTAGTACAAGAAGAAGAAGCTGATAGATTCTTTGAAATATATCATAAATGTTACAATATGATGTATACTGCTGATATCAAAGACGGCAACTTTAAAACAGCTGACATGACTGCTAGATTACAACTTGTATCTGGTAGTAGTAATGCTTACTTATGGAAGGTTTTAGAGTATACTAGACAATATGGTTTTCCTATTCTGATCAACACTAGCTTAAATGCTAGAGGTAAACCTATAGTTAATACTCTTATTGATTTAAATGAAATACAACTATATAACTGACGTTAAAACTGATACTCTTAAAACAGGTAGAACTTATCATACTCCTGATGGGTCTTATCCTTCTATTACCACTATCTTAGGTAAAACTGCTGATAACACTTGGTTACAGAAGTGGATTGAACGAGTAGGAGAAGAAGAAGCAGCTCGTGTATCAAAAGAAGCAACTGATCGAGGAACACTAGTTCATGAATATGCAGAAAGACACTTCAACGGAGAAGATGTTTGGGACGAGATTATGAATGAAAGATTAGATGTCCGTCAAATGTCGAG